CCGATCTTGTAAAATCAGTATTCAAAGATAAGGTAATGTATGTGGGACTTAAAGATAAGAAACTCTTCACAGAAGAAAAAGAAATGACGATTGAAAACAAAATATGGGATGGACAATCACTGATTGATAAATCTCTGATGGGTGACTACCAAGACAAAGGAATGTTACTTCTTCGTCACAAATTCTTCAAATCTTGTTGCTTTAACAGCAATATTCAGCAGTGGTTCAAAGATAACCACATCACAGATGTTTCCCAGTTAAACGGAATTACAACAGCAAAGAGAATCGAGGACATCAAATTTATTACTACTCCAAGCAGTATTAAATATTGTAAGTTCGGAGATACCGAGAATTGGTTCTATGACTGGTTGAAACAAATTTCTAAGAAAAATATCCCATTTGGAATAGTAAAATATGAAAAGCCGACCAAATACTTTGGCGGTAAGTTAGTAAGAACACACTATCAGATTTTAAACACCTTACAGATTACAAAGAATAAAATTACAGAATTGCTTCAACAGACATTAGATTATATCGAACTGCTTAGGAAAGATCCACTTGCAATGTATCACTACTGCGAAGCAACCTCAGATGATGAGGACAGCGACTTAATGATGAATGTAAAAGCAGATGTAATCTACAGAATGATGAAACTGAATATGTCTTTCAAGGACACAAAACTTTACAAACATCTTGCGAAGAATGTAATTGAGAGCATCAGAGCAGATATTAAGTGTGGCAGGATTCTTGTCAATGGTAACTACTCAACGGTCTTAGGAAATCCAATTGAAATGCTTCAGGAGTCAATCGCAAAGTACGAGCCAGAGACAACAATAGTTGGTAAAGGAAACATTATATCAACAGCGTTCCCACAGAAACAGTTACTTGCTTGCAGAAGTCCACATATCACAATGGGAAATATTTATCTCCCACATAACACTGAGAACCATTTGGTTACAACCTACATCAATATGACAGACAACATTATGGTAATCAATTCAGTAGGTGAGAATGTTTTACAGAGAGCAAATTCAATGGACTTCGACAGTGACCAGATGATGATTGTTGACAACGACATAATGATTGATGCAGCCGTTAAGAATTATGATAAGTTCTTAGTTCCGACAACAGATATTGAACCTGATCCGAAGGAAGAGGAATACACGGCAAAGAATCTTGCAAAGTTGGATTATGAAAGCAGTGAAAATCTTATAGGTCAGATTGTTAATCTTTCACAGGTCTTGAACTCAAAATTGTGGCACGAGATGAATAAAGAAGTACCGAATCAAAGTTATATTGATAGATTGTATAAGGATGTATGTCAGTTATCTATAATGTCAGGTCTTGAAATTGATAAGGCAAAGAAAACACTGATTGTAGATAACAAAAATGAGTTGAAAGAAATCAGAGAACGATACAAAAGCAAAGAAGATGGCAAAATTGGTTATCCAATGTTCTTTAAGGAACTTGGTAAGAAAGGAAATTACGACAGCAAAAAGACATATATCTTCTATAATACAACACTTGATATGATTGGTCGTGAGATTGCATACAAGACAATGACAGTTGAGGGTACAGAAAAGGCACTGCATAAAATCCTGAGAAAGCCAGATATTAAATCAAGAGATGTAGACAAAGATAAGATTAAGGCGGTCTTGGAATTATGCAAGCAAAGAGCCAAAGACGATAAGAAATTAGGAGTTGAGAAAACTCAGTTGGGTAAGAGTGAATACAACCGCATGAGAAAGCAGACCATTGAAAACTTCTTGGAAGATTTGGCAGAGATAAAGATGAACCAAGCAACACTCTACACATTGCTTACAAGCGAGGATGCAGAGAAATATGAGGACTATATCTTACAGGGATTATTGGAACTGAAATCTTCAACATTGAAGAAACTGGTCAAGACAGATGATACAACACCAACACTTGTAGAAGATGCAGCAGGAGACATTGAGATATACGGAATAAAGCATAAAAAATCGGAAGTGGCATAAAAACCACTTCCTTTTATTTTTTGCGTTTTGGGTATAAAAAACACACCAACAATCCTATGAATACATTGGTGTTCTTGTCATTAAATTTCTTTCCTATGGAAAAGCATAAGAAACTTTTACAAATGCCATTATAGCAGGATAGAAAGTCAATGTCAATGATTTTCTAAATTTTTTTATGCAACAAAATTTCTAGTATCTAACATAGTAATCATTTATTTATGGGACGGTGTTCTATCGTCCCTTCCTCCTCCAGTTTATAACGAGCGAAAAATTTCGCCCGTTAAAATATATCAAAAGTTTTTATGGGGCAGCCCCACGAACTAAATTTAACTTAGGGCGTACCGACTGCAACAGGAAAGGATTAAAAGATGGATATTAAAGAATTGAATTTAACAGATGAGCAGATGGCTCTTGTGTCTAAATATGTTCAGTCAGAAACAGATAAGGTGCGTACAGATTACAGTGCGAAACTTAAAACTGCCAATGATGAGATTGCAAGATTAAAGCCAGTTGAGAAATCTGATGCAGAGAAAGCATTAGAGGAAAGAATTTCTGCTCTCGAAAGTAAAGAGAAAGAACTTGCTAATAAGGAAAAGTCAATGACGCTTGCAAGCAAATTAAAAGAGAAAGAACTTCCAGAAGGATTAGCACAGTTCTTAAATGTCGGTGAGGACATGGATAAGACCATAGAAGAGGTAGGTGCATTGTTCGGTAACTACTTTCTCAACGGATCAAACAAGCCATCAAATCACCAGACCTCAAAAGGAATTACAAGGGAAGATTTTAAGAAGATGGGATATGCAGAGAGGGCAAAACTTTATGCAGAGAATCCTTCACTTTATCAAGCATTGAATAAATAGGTGGTGATGACCACTTATTCAATGGGAAAGGTGGTCTAATGGACGTAAATACAATTCAAACATTGATTACTTCTGTTGGCTTTCCTATCGTCTGTGTACTTGCTTTAGGATGGTTTATCTATAAAGCATTTGAGAAGTTCACAGCACAGTCAGAGAAGCGTGAGGAAAAACTTTACACTGTTCTGGCTAATGCACAGGAAACCAATGAAAGATTATCAAAGACAAACGCTGAGTTTGTAACGGTATTGAATACATACAAATCTGACCTTGAAGAGATTAAGTCAGATGTATCGGAAATCAAAGAAAATATGAAAGGTTAAAATGGTGAAAATTTATGAGTACAATTAACACTAATATTATAGTGCCTGATGTATATTCTGCTCTCGTAAGAGAAAAGATTACAGGCAAGTGCAAGGTAGCACAGTTCCTTGTAAACTTAGGAGAACTCCACGGCAAAGTCGGTGAGACATTAACTATGCCTAAGTGGGGCTATATTGGAGATGCAAAAGATTGGGACATCAATACTCCTATGGACGTAACACAGATGAAGCAGACATCTACAACTGCTACAATCAAAGCAATCCAGGCACCAGCCGTAAAAGTTGCAGATTATGATTCTGAGGTTGAACTCGGTAACGCTATCAATGAAGCGGCTGAGCAGCAGGCAATCAGCGTTGGCAGGAAATATGATACCGATGCTATTGCAGAGGCATTAAAGTCCCCACTTAAATATAAGTTAGGTGCTAAGAACACTGTTACACAGGACGAGATGATTGCTATTCTCGGACTTTACGGTGACGACAGAGACAGTGCAGATTTTGATGCTATCGTTATCTCATCTCTCTTTGCACCATCTTTCTACAAGATGGATATGTTCACTTCTCGTGAGAGAACAATGACAAAGGATGGTAACGGTATAGCAGTAAACGGAGTGATTGGTGAATTTCTCAACATTCCAGTTGTTTTATCTGACCGTCTCTATGATACAACAAACACAGAGGGATTTATCCTTGTAATGAAGAAGAACGCTATCTCTTACATTCCAAAAGAGAATCCATTCGCTGAAACTGCAAGGGATGCATCTCTCAGACAGACAACAATTTACTTATCTCAGTTTTATGCTATGGCTCTTACTGATGATACAGCAATCGTTGTTGCTAAGACAGTATTACCTACAGGTAAATAAAATACACATAAAAAGAAAACCAAAAGAAAGTAAAGTTTCATTGGGAATAATTTGAATAATTATGGGGTGACTTATATGTGTATAGGTCGTCCCATTTTTTGTAGAAAGTGAGGGATAAAATGCTCAGTGGAGAACAGTTAAAATTCCTGAGATATTATAATGGTAAGACACAACAGCAAGTCGCTGATTGGTGCAATGTATCAAGAAGATATATCATTATGGTTGAACAGAATGAAGAAAGATTATCAGAGGAAACATATAATGCTTTTATCAACTGCATCTATGGCATTGGAAAGCCACTGCCAAAAGAACCAAGACCAAATCAGACCAGTAAAAAGAAGAAGTCAGGTGATGACTAATGGGACTGTTCAGTAGAATATTTGGCGGTAAGTCAGTTAGGTCTGCTGCAACTTCCGCATCATTTCTCGGTGCATACAGAGTAGCAGGTGGACAATCCTATGACGGTGGTGGATGGGGATTAGACCGATTCAACAGTATCATAGATGCTCACTCTTCCATAGACGATATGATTGAAGAGTGGGGACTTGCTGATGAAGGTTGTCGGTATCAGTCATTAGATGGATATTCTAATCCGTACACACAAGCATACCGTGAAGAAAGAGAACGTGCCGAAGAAGAAGTAGAGGTTCTGGCAATGTTCGGAGAAGAGATAGATGTGGAACTTCTCATTGATTGGGACACTGTAGAAGAGAACGCTTATGAGTATGCAGAAGAACTTGCACAGGCATGGTTGGACGGGGATGAGTTCATCCCAGAGGAGATTTGTGACTGGGCTTGGTACGACTTGTCAGACCATAATATGTAAGGGAGAACACAATGACAGGGAAAGAATTTCGCAAATGGCGAAGAAGTTTAGAAATCTCTCAACAAGTGGTAGCCGATTATGCGGAATGTAACAAGTCAACTATCTGTCGTTGGGAGAAAGAACAAATCAAAATATATCCAGACCTATATTCTAAGGTAATGGATTTCTATAACAATCATAAATAATCTTACGCACAAATCTGTGCGAACAAATCACAAGAACAAAAGTCGGAAATGTATGAATAGGACATGGCGACTATAAAATAAAGGAAGAACTCAAAATCAGAGAGAAAGGCAAGGTGAAATAATTTGCAGAAAGAACGCAAGTATTTCATCTTCATTATGATTAACTGTCTGAGCGAATTATTTCGCCCAGATGGTGAACGTAATGAACGTGGAATATTTAAGTAAAGTACCTGAGTGGTATAAGAGTAATGAAAAATTTGATTTAGTATTGAGTGATGATATTGATTCACTCACAACAGTTGCAGTTGTACAGAGCGTACACCCAAACTGGAATATAGAATACTTCTATAATTTCGATAATATCTATGCAAGTCCAGATGTTTATTTCAAGGAAAATAAATCACGCACAAGAGTATGGTGTGATGTAGCGTTTTGTAGAAATGAAATGGCATTTGACAATCATATCAGCAGGAAAGATATAGACGACCATGTAAATCCTCGTTGTATCAATCCGAACATCTTAGCAAGCGTATCTAATTATGGCTATACAAATAAGTATGCAGGATCAACTGCTCTACTTGTTTGGTCTTTATACAATATCCCATTACCAAAAACAGAAGAAGGAAAGATGATGCTGCTTTGTATCGACAGCACCTTCAAAGGATTTTATTCGACAAAATTCAAAGAGAGAAATAGATTCTTTCTTTGTGATGTATTGGATTTACCTGAATTATATGAGGTAGAGAAGCGTCACGACATTAAAGAATTTTATCAGTTAATGGATAAATATGGACTGTCTCAGAAGATTAGATACAACAGCGAGACAAAACAGATTGAATCAAAGTTAGATGTCGCCACAATCAGCGAGAAGTTGGGAATAGATATATCTCTTCCAACAAAACAATATGACCATTGGAGAAGTTTTGAACAGAAACAGGTCAATATGTGCGGTGTGAAATCCATAAAAGATTTAGAGAGAGGATTGGTCACACTGGCTTTTACATTCAGAAATGTAGCAAAGTATTCCGTTTTGAAAAAGACGGCTTAATTGAAAATTGAATAGAGAATATATAAAGGGTGGCTACATTACAGTCACCCTATAACAAAAGAAAGGACACAGAAAGATGAACGAATATTTATTAGAAATGCAGTTGTCCACAGAGGACAATTTATCAGATGAAGAACTTATGATTATGAACTCGTACCAGAAGGTACGCACCAACAGAAAAAAGAAAATTCAAAAGGAGAATATTACAAATGGAAAAGAACACAATTATTATCTTTACTGCTAATAAGGCAAGAGAGTTATTAAAGGATGGATTTAAGGTGGTTGATATTAAACCCGACAAAACAGATTCAGATGGAAAGAGAAGCGTATTTGTATTTGAATATGCAGATGGAATTTTAGACAAGATTAAGAAAACAAAATAATAAAACCAGAGATGGGAACTCGTGCAAACGAGTCCTATCACTTATCTACTACTAATTCCTTATCTACTAATAATATGTGTCACAGATGATGCCATTTTATCTGTCCTGTTGTCAGTAGATTTGGACAACCATACACATAAAAAGGGCATAGTTGTCGCCCTAGAAAAACACATAAAAAGGAGCATAAAAAATGAGATTATTTTTAGAAGAAAATTTGGTTACAGGAAACACATTAACACCTGATGGAGTGCTTGCATACATAGCACTGAGAAAGATGATGGATGAGAATATCTTCTTGAAGTCGTTGGAGATTACAGAGGACTGTGTATCTATCAACAGAATGGCTTATACACTTGTTGGTGTAAGTGAGAAATATCCTAAAGCATTTACGGATGCATTGCAGCGTGGAATATACGAACTTGATGCCGTGGACAGGATTAAGATAGTGCAGTCATTTGGTAAAGGAATTGAGTTCGTATTGGATATAAAGAATTTATACTTTGATACTTCAAAGGAAGGACAGCATTTTGTCATGGTATCATCTGATGAGGTTGAGAGGATTCTGACACATGATGCAGATATGAAGAAGAAAATATCCATCCTGAAATATTATGTGGCTCTTGTAAGTTCATTTGATTGGTCTGCCAATATGAAATGTAAGGATGGTATGCCTAATCTTCAAGGTAAGATTGGTCACATGACACAGGATTATGTTGGTGGTCTTGCCGGAATATCCGGGCGAACTTGTCAGAGATACAATGTGGTCTTAGAGGATGAGATGAAGATGATATACATTTATAGAAGTAACGACAAGATTAAAGAGGATGATTCTTTAAGACAGATTACCAACTGCTACAGTCGTTATGAGGACAAAGATTTATGTGAAATGTATGCATCTGACTTTGAGAATAAGATGGGATATAAGCATAGAATTGTCAGAACCAAGAAGAATAAGGAACAGGCAGATAATAACAGACGATTGGCTCAGATTTATAATCGTATCTGTGAAGGATATGGAGATTCATATGATGAAGATACAATCCGCAAGGTGTACAAATATGTAACCAATAAGAATAAGACCGTTATTGATGAGATAGATAAGAAGCAGTCACAGGAATATATGTCATCATCTGACAAGGATTATGTTAAGAATTTACAGTCCCAGATTAGAGACACACTTATCTTTGAGCAGTTCACTTATCTCAATGAGGATTCCCAAGATGGGAACTCAGATGAGGATATTTGGGGCGAGATTGATGCTATCGAAAACGACTATACGGTTGAAGAAATATTAGAAATGCCTACTGCATCTGATGTGGTAGCGTAATCAGTTGGGGTGTCGGTAATGCCGACATCCTTTTTGATTAGCCCAAATTGGCGAGTGAATTTCCACTCTTATGTGGAACAGATTAACTTAGAAAGTGAGGAACATAAAATGAAAACATTTGAAGAATTAACTTATTTCGTGGACACAAAGGATTATATGAAAGCATATGGCAAGGTTGCAGAATCTATTGATAATGCTGAGTTGGATAAAGTAAAGAATTATTTATCTCTCTTGAAATTAAGAGAGCAGGAATTGATTAAAAGCATGAGTTATGAACTCAGAACTGAACGTGAAATGATTGCAAGTGGGATTGGATTAAAGGAAGGTGAATACTAATGACAAAGGAAAAGACAATTATGCAAGCATTAACAGAGGTTGTTCCTAACTATCTTGCGTCATATCTTTGTTGGTATTACTCTGATCCGAACAAAAGAATCAGTTGGGATGAACTCTGTAAATCAGATGCTAACTTTAGAAGTAAAAGCGGTGGGAATAAAACAGAAGATTTTGCGGAGCAGAACTGGCTCATTCGTGATGATGTTCAGAAAGCAATGATTATCTATTTGCAGTATATGAAGCGTTATAACTTTATGAAGCGTTATCAAGAGATGAATAAGAAAGCATTATCTGGTGACGTGAACAGTGCAAAGTATGTTGATGAGATGGATAAGATTCTGGACAAGATGAGTGTAGACAAGAATACAGAGAGTGAGATTGACAGATTGCTTGAGGGGGTGACAATCAATGGAAATTAGTTTAGCCAATGCTAAGAAGTTAAACTGGCTGTGGCAGGATGAACATGAGATTGAATGGATTGAAACCTTTATACAGGCAGTAGATAAATCTGGTAAAGTGTGCAAATACAAACTCACGGATGAGCAGAAAGCATTGTTACAATCGCTAGACCATAAGAATGTCATTTCAAAATCAAGGCAACTTGGAATTTCTTATGCTATATGTAGTATATCGCTGAGAAGGTGTATCTGTCATCCGAACACGACCTGTGTGCTTATATCGCACTCTCAGGAGAGTACCAATAAAGTATTTGCTAAGTTAAAGCAACAGTTTTACTCTATACCAGACATTATCAGACCTGAACTGTTGACAAATAACCGACAGGAATTGTCTTTTGTGAATGGTAGCAGAATATCTTGTCAGACAGCAGGAAATAAAGATTTATGTCGTGGTGATACTATTAACGGTGTATTGCATATGTCTGAGTTTGCCATGTGGAAGAATCAGGAAGGACAGATGCAGTCACTTATGCAAGCAGTTACAGATAGTGCAACTGTAATAATAGAAAGCACGACAAAAGGATTTAATCTCTTTTCAACTACATATATGCAAGCAAGGAACGGTGAGAATGATTTCAAGCCGTTCTTTTTCAATTTCATAAATGGATCATCTTTATTCATTCCTCAGTACAAGTTGGCGGTCAAGTCGTGGAAAGCGAGACACAACGGTAAGATGCTCACAGAAGATGAGTATGATGAGGAAGAAAAATCTCTTGCCAAGTTGGGTATGACACCTGAACAGGCAGTATGGAGAAGAGGAAAAATATCTGAGTCCTCATTAGATGCTTTCCATGAAGAATTTCCAAGCACATTTGAAGAATCGTGTATTGTGAGCGGTTCATCTGTATTTGATAACAATAAGGTTATCAGATTACAGCAAGCAATAGTGCAGCAGAACATCAAGCCATTATCACTTGATAAGATAGTTGGGATTCCCCAAGTGTTACGACCTCATGTATCTAATCGCAATCTGAAGGTGTGGCAGATTCCAAAAAAGGGAATACGCTATGTCCTCGGCTGTGATGTTGCTGAAGGTCTTGGCGGTAAGAGAGATAGTTCTACCATTTATGTATCGGATAAGGATGGTGTACAGGTTGCTCAGTTCAAGTCCAATAAGGTAAAGCCATACGAATTTGCGGATATAATTGATGCAATGGGTAGATGGTACAATAAAGGATTGCTCGTGGTGGAGAAAGCATCAGGCGGTCACAGTTGTATTGAGAGATTAAGATACGACAAGAAATATATGAATATGTACAAATATAAGTGCTATGACGAGTTCAAGAGAACCATTTGGAAGGTTGGATTTGATACCAACAACAAGACCAAGAGTATTGCGGTCAATGATATGCGTGAGTGGTTCGATAAGGGGCTGATTGACATACAGAGCAATGATTTACTGGAAGAGATGAAAACATTCGTTGCAGAGGATAACGGAGCATTTAATGCCGTTGTGGGTTCACATGACGACCTTGTGAGTGCTTGTTGGTTATGTATTGCAGGAATGAAATCTGCTTTCTGGTATCCGTTTTAGAAAGGAGAGACAATGGACAGATTAGATTATTATATTGAGAAACAATATGGTAATGATCCTAAGTGGTTTGAAGAGGAAATCATTCAGGGCAGCCATGCACAGAGGATAAGTAATGTTATTGCCAATAGAGATTATTTAAGTGGCAGACATAAGGTTTTATTGCGTCAGGACAGCCAGTATAAGGGCAAGACATTAGTTGTTAATAAAACAGTGATTAACTATGCTAAGACCGTTATTAAGTTTCATAATACGTTTTTATTAGGACATCCGACTGCTTTATCCTGCAATGATGAACATACGTTGAATACATTTAATGACATCTATAAGTTAGGACAGTATGCTACTGTTGACTATGAGATTATAGACCGTGTAAATAAGTTTGGTGACGCATATGAAGCAATCTATGTGGACAATGGAACGATTAAGAGTAAGGTGCTTGATAATGCTTGTAGTTATCCTGTATATGACGATATGGGTGAGTATATTGCCTTTATAGAGCATTGGACAGACGCATATACGGCTATTTCATTCTGGAATGTATATTATCCTACCTATGTTGAACATTGGGACAATGAGGGTGGAGAAATGCGTTTAACATCAACAGATAACAGTGTTGGTCTGCCTATCCATTATCATAATTTCAATGATGAGGATTATAACTTCGGTGTGGCTTTACTGAATGATATTAAGCCGATTATGGACGCATTAGAAGATGTTATGGCTAAGATGAGTGACAGTATCTATGTGAATGTAATGAATCCTATGCCTGTGGCTATTGGACAGCGTATAGAGAGTTCTATTCCTGCGGATGCAGTTGGTTATGTAATGAACCTTGATGTGGGAGATTTCAAGTATGCTAATTGCTCATTGGATTATAACTCAATCAAGTTATATCTGGATAATATGAAGCAGTTCCTTAATGATGTGGCTTGTATGCCATCTGTATTAGGTTCTAGCACTAATATTGCGAATATCCCAGAAGTTAGTATGCAAATCTTACTGATGATGGCAAGTGTGTATGCTGATGAGAATAAGAAATGGCTCAATATTGGATTCCAGAAACGATTTGAGATGTTCAAAAAGATACTTGGTATGCAGGGAATTAAGGTGGATAGTGATGTAGAAGTCATTTACAATGTGGCTATGCCTGTTGCATCTACTGAAATGATTGCTAATCTGAAAACACTTCAAGAGATGGGAGCAATTAGTAAGGAAACAATTATGGAAAAGACCGAATATGTCAGTGATGTAGAGGTCGAAAAGAAGCGTTTGAGTGGTGAAAATGTTTCACAAGATGTTTCACAGAAGGTTGATAATCCTAGTGAAGAAGTAGAGATTAAATAAATGTTTCACGGAATGTTTCACGAGTGAAGTTAAATTAGCGTCTATATGTGGTATTTCAACATAAATATGCACACTATATATAGACGCATTTTGCTTTACAGACCACTAGGTTTAGTGGCTAAACGCATCAAAACTGGACAAATTGACAAATCCAACAATAAATTCGGTCTGATTTGCGATATGACACTGTACTGTGCTAAAGTAATTTGAATTGTAGATACATCAGACACAATTCCATATCCATCAGGCAGAAAAGAGTGGTTAATAGTTAAGTATTGTACACTGTTCCAAACTGGTGCTACGGTATTTCCACATTTTTCCGTGGGATTAGGGGTATCAGATGGGGATATAATCAGAAGAAATCTCGATTTCCTTGGCTAACATTCACTTGACTATCAATCAAGTGAGCGTTTTAGGGGTGATTTGAGCCGATTTAGGGGCTGAATGTGTCCAGATGCAGGGTAATAGAGCGGCAAAATCCGCTGTGAGAATCTATTGTGCAATATGTACAAAGAGATGAACAAATGTTCACTGTGCAATACGGAGAAAATACAGCATTGGTTTTGTGCATAGTGACGGGACGATTTGGAGCAAATTTATTAAATTTCTGTAAATTTTTGCGTTACCCCTTGACATTTAAAAATTTTTTCCTTAATCGGAAAAATCCCCACAGCAATTTTTAGGACTCCGAATAATTCGGAATCTAAACTACCGAAATTTTCGGAAGTTATAGGGTGGGGGATTTCAGATACCCTTCCTTCCAATCGGACGAATCAACCGAATGGTAGTGTGAACGAAAATTTTTCGCTCACCAATCAAAGAAAAAAGTTTTTACTTTGAAATCAACCACCACAAAATTGTGGAGTTAGCAAAAAATAAGATGTCCCATATCATGACACCCTACTTTCTCAACTTATCTACTAACTGTGAAACCAGTTCCACGGATTCATCATCAAGACCAGTAACATCCACATTCCTCTTATCAGTAATTCCTAAGAGATAATCTGTGGAAACATGAAAGATACGAGCCAACTTTATCAACGCTTCATATGAAGGATAACGACTGCCTGATTCATAGGAAGATACAGCACTTATGGCTAATCCTATTCTATCTGCTACTTGCTTTTGAGTTAACTTCTTCTCAGTTCGGAGAGAGCGTAATTTTTCTCCCATATTCACCAACTGTATCACCTACTTTCACTGATAGTATATCAATTAGTGTTTCCATGTTGGTGAAATAAATTTCTGCAACATAGAAATTTTCTATTGAAAATACTTACAATTAATGGTATAATTTTTATAAAATCTAGGAAATTAGTACTAGATTATTTATTAACCAAGAGGGGGAGAAAGATTTATGAAGAAAAAAATTGTAGCAATAATGTTTACTGTAGCAGCATTATCATTAGTTGGTTGCGGTAGTAATGATAATTCTAAGTCAAATAGTTCATATACTACCAATGACAATTTGGATAGTGATTCATCATCAGTCAGTTCATCATCAATCAGTTCGTCATATGATGATTCTGATAACGACTATAGTTCATCGTATAGTAGTGGTTCATCAAGTTCTATTAAACATTACTGTGATGCTAGTGGATGTATAAAAGAGGGAACAAAAGTTGTTACGGGATTATCAGGTGATTTGGAATACTATTGCAAGGAACATTATGATGAAATGCAAAATATTATAGATGACATGGAAGAAGATGTTGGAAGTGGCTCTTACTCTACACATAAATGTGAGGAATGCTCAAAAGAGGGTACACATGAACTTACAGGATTAGATGGAGATCCAGAGTATTATTGTACAGAGCATTATAACCAACTTGTAAATATGGTGAATGACTTATACGGAAATTAGGAGGAAAACAGTATGGCTAATAATGGAAATGGTGGCAACGGATTATCATTCTGGGGAGTGGTCGGTGCAGTATTAGTTGCTCTTATAATCTTTGCCCTGATTGGTTAATGGTGAAACGGAAGAATGTTTTTCTAATACTTGTTACCATTATACTTTATATTATCAATCAAAGTATCAAGAATAAGATATCCATTCATGGAATAAAATGGTTTATGACTTGTTATTTTAATGATATCATAGGTGGGATAACGTTTATGGCGTATTGTGGTCTTGTTTTTGAACACTATCATAGAAGAATGACTAAGTTGTGGCAAATAGTATTATTGATGGCAAGTTGTGGATTCTTTTGGGAATATATAACACCATTATTTAGACCAAATACGATTTCGGATCCGTGGGATATTTTGGCTTATGTATGTGGAGGTTTCATATATTGGTTGATTATAAGGAGTAAATACAATGAGCATTAAAGAACCTAATGGATTTGGAGATTTCTGTAAGATAGTATTGTTACTACTTTTAGCAGGAATTATATTATCATTATTTTGAAACTCTTAGAGGGCTACCTTAAAACGAGGTAGTCCTTTTTTAATACATTAAAATAAGAAAAGGAGATACATATGAAAGTATTAGATAGATTAAAGATGGAGTTATCCAATCAGCAGTATTTCTCTGATGAGCAATACATTCAGTTCCGTGTTGCTACAATCATCGAGTAATAACGAAAATACGTTATTTCAGAGATATTGCAATTGGATTTTGCAACAAAATTGCAACAAATTTGTTTGTAATAATGCGTGATAATGCTGAAATATGCATGTTTCACAGCATATGGTGAGTTCAATTTCATAAGATTTTGTACCTTAGGGCACTTTCCTAGTAGTTTAGGAAAGTGCCTTTTTTGTGTTATGGAAATCAGGCAAAGATTGGAGGTGAAATATATGTTAAAAGTAAGATTATCTGGCACCAAAAAGGAACTTCGCTGGTTTTTAAAGAAAATGCAGCGAGATTGCCGGTGGCAGGTAAGAAATATTTCAAATTTTAGTTCTATAGAAAGAACGAATGGAAAATATAAACGCTTATATGTAGATGTTTATCGAAATGAAAAATAACCAAAAAAATACGGAGGGTCAGAATT